GCGACGAGGTGGACCGCTATCCGTTCAGCGCGGGTGCGGAGGGTGATCCAGTCAATTTGGCGCGCAAACGGACAGTGACATTCTGGAACCGCAAGATCGTGCTGGTCTCGACGCCGACGAACAAGGGGGCGAGCCGGATCGAAACGGCGTTCGAGGAAAGCGACCAGCGTCGGTTTTGGGTGCCGTGCCCCGATTGCGGGGTGGAGCAGATCCTGACCTGGCCGCAGGTGCGTTGGGACAAGGGTGAAGACGGCAGCCACCAGCCGGACACGGCGCGGTATCATTGCGTGGACTGCGATGCAGCTTGGCGTGATGAGACCCGCTGGGCGTCGGTCTCAAAAGGGCACTGGGTGGCAGAGCAGCCTTTCGAAGGCACGGCCGGGTTCCATCTCAACGAGATCTATTCGCCATGGGTCCGGTTGGCGGCGATGGTCAAAACCTTCCTGTCAGCGCGGGCTGGGGGCGATGACATGATGAAAACCTTCATCAACACCTCGCTGGGTGAGACCTGGATGGAAAGCGGCGAAGCGCCGGACTGGCAGCGCCTGCAGGGGCAGAAGGAAGAGTGGAAGCCCGGCACTGTCCCAGCGGATGGTCTGTTTCTGACCGCCGGTGCGGATGTGCAGAAAGACCGGATCGAGGTTGACGTCTGGGCGTGGGGGCGCGGCCTGCAAAGCTGGCTCATTGATCACGTGGTGATTGAGGGTGGCCCTGGCGATCCGGCGTGCTGGCAGACGCTCAGCGATCTGTTGGGCCGGACATGGCAACATGCTAGCGGCCAGCAACTGACAATCGGGAAGTTGGCGATAGATACCGGCTATGAGACCAGCGCGGTTTATGCATGGTCGCGTCAGGTTGGCTTTGGCCAGGTCGCGCCTGTGAAGGGTCTGGAAGGGTTTAATCGCGCCAGCCCGGTGACAGGGCCGACCTTTGTCGACGCAACCATCGGCGGCAAGCGTCTGCGCCGCGGTGCGCGACTATGGTCGGTGGCGACGTCTACCTTCAAGGCGGAGACCTATCGCTTCCTGCGGCAGGACCGTCCGACGCCGGAGGAAATCACCGGCGGTGCTTCGTTCCCCGCGGGAACGGTGCATCTGCCCAGCTGGGCAGACAGCGAATGGCTCAAGCAGCTTACAGCCGAACAGCTTGTGACCGTCAAAAACAAGCGCGGATTTGCAAAGCTCGAATGGCAAAAGCTGCGCGAGCGTAACGAGGCGTTGGATTGCCGTGTGTATGCGCGGGCTGCCGCGTGGATCGCAGGTGCCGACCGGTGGTCGGACGCGCGGTGGGCGGAGCTGGAGCGACATCTGGCGGTGCAAGTGGTGGGGCATGCGGGTGACGCGCCCGTGAAATCATCATCCCGACCGTCAGCGCAGCGTCGCGTGATGCGGTCGAGCTATATGGGGTGATCAGGAGGTCAGGGTACGCTGAACGATCTTTGGGTCTTTGTCGATTAGGGCAAGTAGCACCCGCGCAGGGCCTTCTGGACTGCGGCGATGCTGCTCCCAATTCAGCAGCGTTGCTTTTTTGACCCCGATACTTTTGGCAAACTCGGCCTGCGATAGCCCGGTGCGCGCCCGAATGGCCTGGACGTCTGCATCCGGGATCTCGATCTCGTGAACCTCGATTGCGGTTTGGCCGCGCGTGTGGGCAATGGCCTCTTTGAGACCCTGTTCGATGCTTTTGAAGGCGTCGCTCATTTTTGGCTCCTGTAGTGGTCGGCAAGCAGCTTGCCGAGGGTTTTGACAGCTTCAGTTTCTGCCTGTGTCAGATTGGCTTTCTCGCTTTTGGCAAAAACGGTGATCAGAAAAATTGGCACGCTGTCGTCCTGTGCGTAAAAATGGATGACCCTGTAGCTACCACTTTTGCCTGCCCCCTCTCGGGCATAACGGAACTTACGAACGCCTCCGCCAATCGAGACGCCGGCTGTTGGATTGCGTGCCACGTAGTCAATCAAGGCCATGCGTTCGTCATCGCTCATGATGGCGCGGGCGCGGCGTTGGAATTCGGGCGTTTCTGCGACGGAAATAAGCAGCATGGCCTCATATATGCGCCATTGGCGTATATGTCAATGGCGTGATGGAGGGCAAATGACAACAACTTCCGACCTTCGCGCCCGTCGCGAGGCCCTTTCTACCCAGCGATCCTCTGGCGTGGCGCGCGTCAGCTATGATGGCAAGTCCGTGGATTACCGCAGCGTGGCGGAGATCGACCGGGCCATCGAGGCGCTGGATCGCGAAATCGCCACACTCGAGGGGCGGCGCATCGTCCGGCATGTCCGCATCACTACATCCAAGGGGCTGTAATCCATGGGGCTGTTTGACAGGTTTCGCCGTCCCGCGCGAGGGGTCGGCCCGGCAGCCGTGCGCGCGCGTCTTGAGGGGGCGATGTCACAACGCCGGTTGCGAAGCTGGAACCCGCCGCTGGAAAACATCAATTCACTGGTAGCCTCAGGTGGTCCCCGCTTGCTGGCCCGTGCAAGGGAACTGGTGGTGACCAATGGCTATGCGGGAAATGCCTGTGAGGCCTTTGCGTCAAATATTGTCGGCGACGGTATCAAGCCCTCGTCACTGATTGAGGATGCAGGCCTGCGTGACCGTGTGCAGCGGCTGTGGCTGGCTTGGACGGACGAGGCCGATGCCGACGGGCTGACCGATTTCTACGGTCTGCAGGCGATGGTGGCGCGCGAGATGTTTGTCGCGGGTGAGTGTTTTGTGCGGATGCGCCCGCGCCGGGCCGAGGATGGCTTGCTTGTCCCGCTTCAGATGCAGCTTTTGCAATCGGAGATGCTGCCGTTTGAGAAGACGGACACGGCCGCAAATGGCAATCGCATCCGCTGTGGGATCGAGTTTGACCTGATCGGACGGCGGGTGGCCTATCATTTCCGCCGCAGCCATCCGGGCGACAGCACCGATCAGCGTGTCGCCGTGCCCGAAACGGTGCGTGTTCTGGCCGAGGATGTGCTGCACATCTACCGGCCCATCGATGCGGGCCAAATCCGCGGCCTGCCGCATGTGGCGCCCGCGATGGTGAGGTTGTTCCTGCTCGACCAGTACGACGACGCAGAACTTGACCGCAAGAAGACGGCAGCGATGTTTGCAGGCTTCATCACCAAGACAGCACCCGAAGACCCGATGATGGGGGAGAGTGAGGCTGATCTTGATGGCGCGGCGATGGCGAGCCTTGAGCCCGGCACGATGCAGGTCTTGCTGCCGGGTGAGGATGTGAAGTTCTCTAGCCCCGCTGATGTGGGCGGTGGCTATGAAGCGTTCCAGTATCGGACGTTGCTGGCTGTCTCGGCCTCATTGGGCTTGCCGTATCATCTGGTGACCGGTGATGTGCGCCAGGCCAACTATTCCAGCTTACGCGCCGAGCTTGTCGAATTCCGCCGCCGCGTGCAACAGCTCCAGCATGGCGTGATCGCATATCAGCTCTGCCGACCCGTCTGGGCGCGCTGGCTGGAAGCGGCGCAGCTGGCAGGTCGATTGGTTCTGCCTGACCCGGCTGCGGCGCGCATGGTGCAGTGGATCCCGCCCCGCTGGGACTGGGTTGATCCGCTGAAGGACATTCAGGCACAGGTGCTGGCGATGGAGGCGGGCATCACCTCGCGGCGCAAGGTGGTCGAGGCCACGGGCTATGACGTGGAAGAGGTCGACCGCGAAAACGCGGCTGATGCCGCGCGGACCAAGCAGCTGGGGCTCGTGTACAGAACCAGCCCTGGCGAGACGCAAGGCGCGCGGGCCACACCGGCGCGGCGTCCTGATCCGGATGATGGAGCAGACGATGGGGCAGACCGAAACAATGGCGATGACGCGGCTGCAACCGATCCCGCCACCAATCAGGAGTAACACCATGAAAACTTGGTACACGATCCGCGCCCGGGCAAAGGGTACGGAAGTGCTGATCTATGATGAAATCGGCGCTTACGGCGTCAGCGCGAAAGGCTTTTTGGCCGAGCTTGGTGCGCTGCCAGATGATGCGCCTATTGATTTGCGCCTCAACAGCCCGGGCGGGTCAGTCTTTGATGCGGTTGCAATCTTCAACGCACTGAGCCGTCATGCGGGCCATATCACTGTCTGGATCGATGGCATCGCCGCCTCGGCCGCAAGCTACATCGCCATGGCGGGTGACGAGATCGTCATGCCGGAAAACGCATTCATGATGATCCATGACCCTAGCGGTATTGTCATGGGCACTGCTGCTGATATGCGCGACATGGCGGGGACGCTCGATAAGATCGCAGCCAGCATGACAAGTGGTTATGCCGCGAAATCGGGTAAGCCAGAGGCGGAGATTGCAGCATTGCTCGCCGCAGAGACCTGGTTTGATGCAAAAGATGCACTGGAGGCAGGGCTGGCTACCCGCTTGGCAGAGCCGGTGCGCATCGCTGCCAGCTTCAATATTGGCCAGTTCCGTAATGCACCGCCGGAACTGGTTGAGGCGATTGAAGCAGATAGTGCTGCATCGGAGGCCGACATCGCAGCCGCGGACATCGTTGCAGGCGACAACGATGTTGTGGGCAGCGATGTGTTGGCACCCGTACCAGATCCCGCGACCAAGGTTCCCGCCGGGAACGTTGATGTGGTGGACGCAACCGACGATCCATCGTGCTCAAGGGGACAAAGAGAGGGTGTTGCAGACGAAAACACCCTGTCGAGCGGGGCGGAGGGCCGCGTTGCTGCTGCCAACGCAGCACCGGACGCGGCTGCTATCCGCACCGCGGTGATTGCCCATGCCCGAGCGGTCGTTGATCTCTGCCGCCTTGCAGGTCAGCCGCAAATGGCAGGACGACTTCTTGAGGACGATGCCAGCCTTGATCAGGTGCGCGCAAAGCTTCTGGCCGCCAAGGCTGAAGCCGAGCCGCAGATCACCTCGCATCACCCGCAACCCGGGCCAAACCCGACGACGCGCCCCTGGGGCGATGTCATCGCACGCACCTTTAAATTGAAAGGCTGAAACCATGACTACGCTTACTGAGGGCAAACACACAGGTGGTTTCCTGATCTGGGAAACCTTGCGTGATTATACCCGCGAAACCGTTACCATCGCTGCAGGCGCAGGCAAGCTCGCCCCCGGCACTGTGCTGGGCCGCATCACCACCGGCGGCAAATACACCGTGCTGACGCCTGGTGCCTCAAACGGCAGCCAGGCTGCAGCCGGTCTGATCTGGGATCACGCGGATGCGACGGATGCCGACGCGCCGGCGGTCGTGATCCTGCGCGGTCCGGCCATCGCAAACCGCCACGAGATCATCTTCCCTGAGGGTATGACCGAGCCCCAGATCACCGCCGCTACCACAGCGCTTGCCGCAATCGGCATCATCCTGCGCTGAGCCAAAGCGCACATCCGTTTCATTGAATTACAGGAGGTTGGCGCATGGCCACCATGGACATCTTTGAAGGCGACGCCTTCTCCATTATCGAGCTGACCCGCGCACTCGAAAACATCCCCTTCAAACCTGCGATCCTCTCGGGCGCAGGGCT